TTAATCCGTAGGTTGAGGGTTCGAACCCCTCGGGGCCCACACCAGCTCGTCGATCGTGACGCCGAGCACCGTGGCCGCACCGGCGAGATCCCGGGCGGTCCACGTGATCGCTCCGCGCAGCTTCTTGCTGAGGACGGACTGCGTCATACCCATCGCCTCGGACATCGCGGTCTGCGTCAGACGGCGATCCCACATCAGGTGATGGACGTTGCGACCGATCTCGACGTCGAGGTCACGGGTGACGGTTGCCTCTGCGGGGCCTGTTGCTGCCATGCGCGTCAATCTAGGCCAGTCGCGTCAATCCTGTCTAGGTGCTTGACGAACAGTCACGTCAGGACTAGCGTCTCGCGACATGACCAGTCACGACGCGACAGAACGGTCCAAGAACGACTGGCTGACCTCGGCTGAGGCGGTCGCTCTCCTCCCGGGCGTGACCATCCGCACCCTCCAGCGGTGGGCAGACAGCGGCAAGGTCCCCTCGGCAACGCTGCCGTCGGGCCGCCGGCGCTTCCGCCGCGCGGACATCGAGGCGCTCCTTGAGGTCTCTCGGAGCGCGTCGTGAGCGCCCTCGAGTGGGCCGTCGTCACCGGGCTCGTCGCCTACCAGGCCGTCCTGGTGGCGCTCATCACGCGCTACGGGCGCAAGCGCGACCTGGAGCGCGCCACCGCCGCCTTCACGTCGGCCTGGTGGGACGGCTGGTGGAACGAGCCCGCCCTCGCCCACATCGTGCGCGGTGCCAACTACCGCGCCGACGCGCTGCCCGACTCAGCCGTCGCGCTCGTCGAGCTCCTGCGCGCTCGCAGCAGTAGGCGCGGGTTCCCTCCCGGTGGGCGGGGCAGCAGTCAGCTTCGCAAGCTGGGTATTGAAGCCCTCGACGAAGTCGTCCTGGTCCCGGACCTCGGCCTGGACGCCGATCCCGGGACCGAGCAGGACGAACGTCCGACTCGGCGCGCGACCGGGCAGGCCCACCATGACCGGCACCCCGCTCAGTGCGGCATGCCTGGCTGTGGCAAGGATCTGACCGAGGACGCGGTCCTCGAGGAAGTCGCCCCCGGCCTGCTGACCCTCGTATCGCAGCACACCCATGACTCGTCTCCTTCGGTCGGACGGTTCCCGGTTCCCGCCGGGCCCGTCGTCGGCGCACCTGGCACGGGGGTGCCTGGTGCTGATGTCCCGACCGTAGGGGGCCCGGGCGACACTGCGGGGTCCGTCTCCGCCTCGCCGTCGTCGACCCAGAGCCCGGTCGGGGGCGACACGCCTCCGTCGCTCCCGACCGAGGCCCGCCACACCTTCGCGATCGAGTGCCTCCGCACCGGCGGTTGCGCCCTGCCCGCCGGTCACCGCGGCCGCTGCCGCCCCATGACGGGCGGTGCCCGATGATCATCACCACGCACGTGCGCGGCGGGATCCTCGTGTCCGCTGGCGCCCAGCGCTCGCAGGCCGACGTCGAGGAGCTGCTCGCCGCGTGGGCCCCGGCCCGCACCGACGACTCGTCCGTCCTGCCCCCTTGGGCGGACGAGCCCACCCCCGACGTTCCTGGCGGTCCCCTCCTGCCGCCGGTCGCAGCGTCGGTGGTGGGCCCGGTCGGGGAGGGTCCTCGCTTCCCCTCCTCGGCCGGGCGCCCTCTGGCGGTGACGGCATGAGCACCGCGACCCCGGCCGACGTCCCAGGCCGCCAGCCCCCCGCTCGGTTCTTCGACGACCGCGGCGTGAACGGCCACCCCACCACTCCAGCGCAGCGTCGCGCGCAGGCGCGCAACGGCCTGCTGGTCGCGACGAAGCGCCTGGGATCGGCGCTCGACGCGCTGTGCGGCCACGAGGACGACCTCGACCTGACGCTCGAGCGCTTCGACCGCGCCCTGGACCGGTTCGACGCGGCCCGTGCCGAGTTCGACGCCGTGCTCGCCGCCGCAGCGGACCAGATCCCCCGCCCGACCGCTCGCCGCCGGACGGCGAGCCCCTGAGCGGGTCGGGCCGCACTCCCCCGGCGGCCCGGCCATGAACCCCACGGTCTTCGACGACTCGGAAGGACACCACACACCATGCCCACCACCACCAAGGCCCCGCGGGGGGCTCGCTTCGACAGGGCCCAGCGCGACACCCTCCGGCGCCAGCCCGTCCGGATCGTCGAGCACGGGACGTTCGTGGACGGCGAGGCGTTCGCCCGCCCCGCTCTCACGCTCTTCGGCGACTCGCGCGGCACCCACGAGCTGGTGGACCTCTCCCTCGGCGAGATCCCGTCCACGGGCCTGTCCCGACGTGAGCGCCGCCAGCCCACCGCACGCGCTAAGCGTCGCCTTCGCCGGCAGAACCAGGGGCGCTGACTCATGGCCACGACCCGCGTCCTGTCCCCGGTCCGCTCGGCCGCGACGATGCCGCGCCTCGAGCTCGAGGAGTCGGCCTACCGCCGCATCGAGTCGCTCTCGGCGATCTACGGGACCGACTCCCCGCAGGTGCGCGGCGCGCTCGCGCGGTGGGGCAAGGTCCTCGAGCGTCAGCCCGAGCGCGACGACCTCATGCCCCTCGTCCAGGCCACGGGTGGTGCGTGATGGCCACCACCCCGCACTCGGTCCCGGTCAGCGTGTTCATCGAGCTCCGGGTCGGCGGCCAGGTCCTGAGCCCGGGCGCCGTGGTGATCGGGAACATCGACGCGAAGGTCACCCGCACCGAGGCCGGCGTCGACGTCGACCAGACCGCGCTTGCGCGGGGCCTCGCCCGGGTCCTGACCCAGACCGCCGCGGACGCGCGGTTCACGGCCGACGTCATCGCGGCGCAGGCGCCGGGCGGTGCATCGTGACCCCGGCCCAGCTCGCCCGCGCGCTCGAGTACGGCGCGCTGGTCGAGCGTGAGCATCTGGCCGGCCTCGCGGTCCGTGACGCGGCGTTCACCCACGCGTACCGGGTGGCGAGGTTCTTCGGCGGCGCGCGCCGCGCCCGCACCCGGGTGGTGGCGTCGTGAAGTGGGGCCGCAGCCCGCTCGAGCGGCCGACCACGCCGCCGGTGCCGTGGCCGCTGGACGAGGCCGAGCGCGCCTCGGGTGCCCGCATGGTCGGGTCCCTGGTGATCCTGGTCCTCGCGAACCTCGTGCTCGTCGTGCTCCTCGTCCTCCTGTGGGTGGGTCTGCCGTGGGTGGCTCTGGTGGGTGCACTCGTCATGATCGCCGCCCTGCTCTGGTCGCGCCGCCCCGGTGCCGCAATCGCCTTCACCGCAATCGCCTTCGCGTTCGTCGTGGAGCTCGCCCTCGCGGGCGGTGGTCGGTGGTGAGCGGGGACCGGTTGAGCGCGACGGACGCACTCTTGGCGTGCGCGGCCGCGACGTCGCGGACCGAGATGTACACGGCGCGGATGGCGATGATCCGCGCGGGCGGTGAGGTCCTCAAGGACCTCGACCGCACGACGCTGGTCGCTGGTGACGGGACCGCGGGCCGACACCTGCTCGCCGGGGTCGGGAGCGCGCAGGTGGACTCGTGCGCGATCCGCTCGTCCCGCCTCGAGGTCCGCCTCCTCGGGTCGCTGCCCCGCGGGGGTGGTGCTTCGTGAGCACGACCACCCCCGCCGCGGCGGCCGCCGCGAAGGACTACGGGCAGCAGCTGTCGATCGACGACCTCCTGGCCGACGACGTCGACGCGTTCCTCGACATCATCGCCGCGGTCCGCCCGGGCGCGGAGTTCACCGTGAACGACGTTCGCGCCCGCCTCGACGAGGTCGGCGTGCCGGACAAGGCGCGTGGTGGGCTCTTCGCGAAGGCCGCGAAGGCGGGCCTGATCCGCCCCGCGGTGATCGACGTCGACGGGCACCGCTACCCGAAGACCGTCCCCTCGACCGGAGGGTCCGCGCACGCCGCCCGGGTGCGCGTGTACGTGCGGATCGGGGCGCCGCCGTGAGCACGGGCCGCGTGATCCAGCCGTGCAAGGCCGGGTGCGGGCAGGAGATCCAGCTCGTCGTGATCATCCCGACCCGCCTGGTCCCGGGCACCGAGCGCAAGCGCATCCCGCTGGACCTCACGTTCGACCCCGCCGACGGCCTGCCCCCATCCCACGCCATGAACTTCGGCCGCACCCGGTGCCGGCCCATCACACCTGACCACCCGATCGAGGACCACGAGGTCCCCGCGATCACCCACTTCGCGACCTGCCCCGCACGGTCCGCTCGCACACCGGTCTCGACGGCCACGGAAGGAACACCATGACCACCACCACCACGGCGGCGAAGGCCCCCGCGAAGCGCGGTCGCCGGCCCGTGCCCGCCCCGGACACGACGTCGACGTCGACGACCGGCCTGGACGCCCTCACCACGGGCGCCCCGACGACGGCGCCGTCGTCCCTCGTCGCCCTGGACCTGGTCCACCCGCACCCGGACAACCCGCGCCGCGACCTGGGCGACCTGACCGAGCTGACCGACTCGATCCGTGCGCACGGCGTCCGTCAGAACCTCCTCCTGGTCCCCGACCCCGACCAGCCCGGCGAGTACCGCACCGTGATCGGGCACCGTCGCACGGCCGCGGCCCGCCTCGCGGGCCTGACGCACCTGCCCGCCGTCGTCGACGACACCCTCACCCCGGCCGAGCAGCTCGAGCTCATGCTCCTGGAGAACATCCAGCGCACCGACCTGACCCCCGTCGAGGAGGCCGACGGCTACCAGGGTCTCCTCGACCTCGGCGTCGACGTCGCCCAGATCTCCGCCCGCACCGGCCGCTCCGAGACCACCGTCCGTTCCCGCCTGCGCCTCGCGATGATGCCCGGCCCCGCGCGCGCCGCCGTCCACGAGCACCGCGCCACCCTCGAGGACGCCGCCGCCCTGACCGACTTCGACGACGACCCTGACACCCAGGCCGCGCTCGCGGACGTGATCGGGACCGACGACTTCGCCTACCAGCTCGCGGCCGCGCAGCGCCGCAGGACCCGACGCAAGGCGATGGAGCCGCTGCTGAAGCTGCTCCGCGCCGCGAACGCGGTCGAGCTGGCGGACGTCGACAAGGACGGCGTCCCGGCGGGCCTGGGCCGCGCGCTCGCCTACGACCCCGACGTCCGTATGCCGAGCACGCACGGCACTTCGTGGGTCACGCTCGAGCGCGCGACCGAGATCCTCGAGGAGGTCGCGGCCGGGTGGGCGTGGGCGATCCGCGGGTTCTCCGGAGACCTGTACGTGTACCGGCCGCAGAACCTCGAGGAGGTCGCGACCGAGGAGGCCCGGCCCGCGCCGGTCGACCCGCCGTGGCTGGTCGCGCAGCGTGAGCGGGACGCCGAGCGTGAGGCGGCGCGGGAGCGGTTCGCCGAGCTCGCGGACGCGACCCAGACCACCCGGGAGGACTTCGTGCGCGGGCTCCTGGCCCGCAAGCAGCTGACCCAGGCCGAGCAGCGCGAGCTCCTCGCGTTCACCGGCTTCGAGATGCTCCTCGGCGCGTGGCTCGACGACCCCGACACGTTCGCGCCGTCGTGGCAGCACGACGACCCGGACCGCCTCGAGCGGTGGCTCGGCGTCGACCGGGACGCGATCCTCGCGCAGGCCGCGGATGACGAGGTCGACCCCGAGGACGCCGTCGACCAGGCGGTCCGCACCGCGATCGCGGACACCCCGCCCGCGCACCGCCTCCTGCTCGGCCTGGTCCTCGCGAACGAGCCCGTCACCTGGCAGGGCTGGTGGCGCCCCTACCGGGGTCTGCGCGCCTGGTACGCGCTTCTCGAGTCCCTCGGGTACGTCGTCTCCGACGCCGAGCGGACCGCCCTCGAGCCCGAGAGCCCCGAACCGTGAGCGGCCACATGATCCCGCTCGAGCGGATCCACCCCCACCGCGGCAACATCCGCAAGGACCTGGGTGACCTGACCGAGCTCGCGACCTCGATCCGCGCTCGCGGTGTGCTGCAGCCTCTGGTGGTCGCGCAGACCGGGCGTGGGTTCGTCGTCCTCGACGGGCACCGGCGTCTCGCCGCGGCGAAGCTCGCCGGCGTCGCCACGGTGCCGTGCCTGGCGGTGAAGGCCGGCGACGACGAGCGGGACACCGCGGTGATGCTCGCGGCGGCGATGCACAAGGCGCTCGAGCCGATCGAGCGCGCGGCCGCGTTCAAGCGTCTGCGCCGCCGTGGCCTGTCGGTGAGCGAGATCGCGCGCCGCACCGGGTACTCGACGTCGACGGTCTCCCAGGGCCTGATGATCGCCGACCTCCCCGCCGAGGCGCAGGACATGGTCGCCGAGAAGCAGATCACCGTCACCCAGGCCACGCAGATGGCCCGCGAGGTCCGCCGCTCCTCGACTGGCACCGCCAGCGTCCGCGCACCCCGCCCCGCCTGGTTCACCCCCGAGCACCGCCTCGCCCCGGCCGTCCGCGCCGCCTGCGGGCACACCGAGACCCGCAAGGTCCTCGGCAAGGCCGGGTGCGGGCAGTGCTGGGAGGACGCGATCCGCTTCGACGAGCGAGAGCGCGCAGCCACCCGTCAGCCCGTCACCTCGGGAGCGACCTCATGACCACCACCCAGCCCACCCCCGCGACGACGCCGTCGTGGGTGCGGAGGTCGATCACCCCGTGCGTGACCGCGTCGTGCTCGTCCTGCGGTGAGCCCTACGCCGACACCTACACCGGTCACGCCCACCACTTCGCCTCGGTCGACGAGCTGACCGCGTCGCTGGCCGCGCTCGCCGCGGACTACGACCCCCCGCACACCCCGCCGTGGGTCGTGCAGGGCGCTGAGCTGCTGTGCTGGCCGTGCCGCATGAAGCGCACGTGCGCCACGCAGGGGCACCTCTGGACCTTCGTCGAGCCGGTGCACCTGCCCTCCCTCCGCGTGACCGCACCGGGCCACTGGTGGTGCACCCGCACGTGCGGGGCGACGTCGACCAGCGACCCCGCGATCGCGGTCACCCCGCTCGAGCTGGAGGCGGGCCTGTGAGCACCGCGACGCTGTACCTGCGCAACGGCGACCTGCGACCCGCGCTCTCCGCCGTCGTGCACCACGCCGGCGCAGACGACGACGACGTGTTCGGGCGGATCCGCATCGCCCTGGCCTACCCCACCCAGGCCGTGGTCTCCGCCGTCGACGGGTACACCGCGGCCGCGGCGTCCGTCGAGGTACCCGACGTCCTCGCCGACGAGCTGCCCGTCATCGACCTCCCCCGCGAAGCCGTGCGCGACGTCCTCGCGGTCTTCAAGCCCCCGTCGGGCAAGGACGACCGCACCCAGTGGAACGCCGAGAGCCTGCGCGTGGAGACCACCGACACCGAGGTGACCTTCACCGAGGCCGGCGCACTGATCGACGGGAAGTCCCTCACCGTCGCCCGCTGGAGCTCCCCACCCGACCGCTACCCCGACGTCCCCTCCCTCCTCGCCGGCGCGCTCGCGGTCACCGACCTCGACCCCCTCCAGGGCTTCGTGAACGCGACCCTCGTCGCCCGGTTCGTCGCAGCCGGCAAGGCCTACAGCGAGCCCCTCGTCCTGCGCCACCTGGCCCGCCCCCGCGGCTACCTCGTCAGCGTCGGCGACGTCTTCACCGGCCTGCTCCTGGGCATCCGCGCCGACGAGGAGATGGCCCAGCGCGCCGAGGACCACCGCGACGCCTGGACCGCCGCCCTCACCCGCCTGTCCCGCGAGCCTCTCGAGGACAAGCTCCGCGCCCAAGGACTGGAGGTCGTCACCCCATGAGGTACACCGTGCTCGACCACGTCGCCCGCCGAGCCCAGCGACACACCCACCCCGACGCTGGCGGATCCGCGGAAGCCTTCGACCTGGTGCAGCGCGCGATCGCGGTCCTGCGGGGTGAGACCCGATGAGTGCGTCGGCCCCGGCGTACTACAAGCGCTACCGCCTCGACGTCGCCCAGGGCGTGGACCGCAGCTACGTCGACGTCACCGTCGTGCGCGCGCACCTGCACCGGCTCCTCGCCGCTGGGATGACCCGCCGCGGCATCGCGATCGCCGCCGGCGTCTCGCCCACGACCGTGGGCCGGGTCCTGGACGGCCACTACGCCGCCTGCCAGCGCGCCGCGGCGACCCGCCTGCTCGCCGTCACCCCGGAGCGACTCCTCACCCGCCCCGACCCCGACGGGTTCGTCCCCGCCGTCGGCGCCCGCCGTCGCATCGCCGCGCTCCTCGCCCTCGGCTGGCGCCACGCCGACATCGAGCAGCACATGCCCACCAGGCACCGCTCGTCCGTCGTCCTGAACCAGGCCGGCCAGTGGATCACCCGCCAGACCCACGACGCCGTCACGACCGCCTACGACGCCCTCTCCATGCGCCCCGGCCCCTCAGCCGCGACCCGAGCCCGCGCGGCCCGCCGCGGCTACGCCCCACCCCTCGCCTGGGACGACGACACCATCGACGACCCCGCCGCCAGACCAGCCCTCGAGCACCCCGACGACGGCGACATCGACCAGGTCGCCGTCGAACGCGCGATCGCCGGCGACCTCGGTCCCGACCGCCCCCTCACACCGGCAGAACGCGCGCTCGCGGTCGCCACCCTCGCCCGCCGCGGCCACACCGACACCGACATCGCCGCCCGACTCCACATCACCGACCGCACGGTCCTCCGCGACCGCCAGAGCAACCACATCCCATCCACCTGGAGGGCAGCGTCATGACCGACCCCTACACCCACCACCGCGACCAGGCCCTCACCGAGCTCACCGACGCCCGCCAGATGAACGGCCAGCCCCAGGCCGCATCCGTCGGCATCGCCCAGGTCCACGCCACCCTCGCGCTCGCGGCCGCGACCCGGGGCGAGACGGTAACGCTTGCGGAGTACTCCGAGTCGATCGAGCTGTTCCCCCTCACCGCGTGGGAGCGGGAGCTGGACCGGCAGCGCCCGGCTGAGTACGTGTACGTCGCGTCGTCGTGGCGCAACGACCGTCAGCCCTGGGTCGTCGACGCGATCCGCGCCGCCGGGATCGGCGTGTACGACTTCAAGAACCCGGGCGAGAACGGCGGGTTCCACTGGTCCGACGTCGACCTGCAGCGCGAGCGCGACCGCAGCAGCGTCGACGACTACCTCAAGGCACTCGAGCACCCCCGCTCGATCCAGGGCTACACCTCGGACTTCGACGCGATGCAGCGCGCCGACACCTTCGTGCTCGTCCTGCCGTGCGGCCGCTCCGCGCACCTCGAACTCGGCTGGGCCGTCGGGCAGGGCAAGCGCACCGCGATCCTCCTCGAGGACCCGTGCACCCCCGAGCTGATGTACCGGATGGTCGACCACCTCGCCCGCGACGTCGACGACCTCATGACCTGGCTGCGAGGTGACGCGTGAACGCCGCAACCCGCACCCCGTCCCGCCTGAACTGCGGGTGCATCGCGTGCCGCGCGTGCAAGGGCACCGGCCGCGTCCACGCGCCCGACCAGCCCGTGACCCTGTGCACCAGGTGCGAGGGGTCCCGGCACTCCCGCTCGCCGCGCGTGCGCCGGGCCGCGATCTTCGGCATCAAGGTCTGGCTCGTCGCCACCCATGCCCCACACGTTCCCGGCGGCTACGTCCTCCGTGCCGCTCCCACCTGGGACGAAGCGATGGCGCTCGCGAACCGGATTGGCGGTGGCGGCCGTGGGTGACCTGACCGTGTGGAAGTTCGCCGTCCCGATCACGGACCAGCCCGTCGTGGAGATGCCGGGCTGGCCGCAGATCCTGAGCGTCGCGGCGACGAGTCCGCGTGAGCTCGCGCTGTGGGCGGTCGTCGACCCCGACGCCGAGCCGGTGCGGCACGCGTTCGAGCTGCGCGGCACCGGACACCCGCTCGGCCGGGTGGGATCGCACATCGCGACGATCCAGGACCCGCCCTTCGTGTGGCACCTCTTCGAGGCCGACCCCGCGGCGCCGCCAGCGTGCGGGCACTGGGTCGAGGGCCAGAACGGTGCGGTCATCCACGCCGCAGTGTTCGCGTGCCGGGTCTGCGCGGAGTACCACGGTGGGGAGGCTGGCCGTGGCTGACCGGATCCGCCTGTCGCGCAAGAAGGGCTGGCGCCTGCCCGCCGGCGCCGTGAAGGTCGACCGCACCACGGTGTACGGGAACCCGTTCAAGGCCGGCGAGCCGAACGGTCTCGGCTGGGGCCCGGTCCGCGACACCGAGCACGCCGTCTGGCTCTACCGCCACTGGCTCACCACCCCGTCCCGCTCGATCGTGTTCGAGCGCGACCGCCACGACCGCATCCTGCGCGCCCTGCCGAAGCTCACCGGGCGCGACCTCGCGTGCTGGTGCACCGCCGGCGGCGCCTGCCACGCCGATGTTCTCCTCGAGCTCGCGAACCGCCCCGCCCTCGACCTGTACGTCGAGCTGATGCTCTCGACCTCCCTGCCCCTGACGCAAGACGAGGCCATGACCGCCGTCGGGCAGCTCGCCACCACCCGCGGCATCGACCCCGCCGACCAGGACGCGATGGCCGGCGTCGTCCTCCGCGTCACCACGGCCGGCCGGACCGGCATCGCCGCGCACCCTGACGGAGATGCCCCGTGAGCAACGCCCGCCCGGCCGGGGCTCCCAGCCCAGATGCCGACCGTCGATGCCCTCGCGCGACGCTACTGGCCGCGGATCAGCGGGAGGACCAGCCCGGAGATCACGCTGCCCACGACGATGCCGCCGAGGCCGAAGACCAGTCGCATCTTCAGGTCCCGCGCGTGGTCCGCCAGCTCCTTGCGCGTGTGGAGGGTGTCGACTCGCAGGTGGCCTCTCCCCAAGGCACTAGATCGGAGGGCTCGATAGCGCCCCCACCCCCACCCGATGACCGCCACAGTGAGCGACCCTCCGAGCACCCGCGAAGGGAGATCGTCCAGGGCATTGACCAGCCACAGTCCCCCCACAGCGACGACCGCGGCGAGGCTCAGGCCGACGACGCCGAGCCACCGCGCACGTGGCATCTGACGACGGCCGCCCGCCAGTACTCGCAGGGTGTGCTCCTTGAACTCCCGCTCGCATGCGTCGCCTGCCGCGATGCTGATGTAGCCGTGGTGCTGTTCGAGGATGTGGAGTTCCGAGGCCGCGCCGCCTCCGTCATGAATGCGCGCCCTGACAGTGGCGTTCGACCACGCCCCAGGCCCGATGCTGTCGATCTCGTCCCTGGCGTAGTTGCGTCCGCGCGCGCGGACGACGACATCCTCGTAGTAGGGCGTTGGCCAGTTGATGTGCACGAGTGCGTCCATCAGCTCCCTGATGTCGTCGAGCACGAGGGTGACGGGCGCAACGGACACGACACCCGGCTCCTGCGCGATGAATGGCATTCGTACATCGCTGTACGCCACCGGGCCGCAAGCCCAGTTCCACACTCGTCTGAGCACACTCGCTTCCGCCATGCGGGGACGCTAGCCGACTCGAAGGTCCACCAGTGAGCGCCGCCGCCCCCGACTTCGCCCACACCCAGCGCGCGGAGAACAACCGGAAGCGCAAGGCCCACCACCTCGCGCTCGCGGCCGCGTCGATGGGCCTGCAGTACTACGAGCTGAAGGTCGTGGGCGGCTCGCAGGCCGAGGCAGACACCAGGGCCCGTGTCCGCCGTGCCGCGCGGGTCGATCGGGACCCGTCGGTGGAGACGTGGCAGCTCGCGATCGGCATGCTCCTGGCCCGCTCCGCGACGGTGCCGGGCGTCCAGCAGTGCGCGCGGTGTGACGCCTACGTGCTGCAGGTGACCACCGAGGCGGGCTCGAAGGTCCTGATCGACCCGTTCTCCCACCCGTCGGGGTCGGTGTTCCCGCACACGAACGGGCAGGGCCGGCAGGTCGCCCGGGTCCTCGCGGGTCACGAGCCGAAGCCCGACGAGCCCCTGTACCGCCAGCACACCGCCTCGTGCCCGGCGAGCCCCACTGCGCTGCGCGCCCGGGCCCGCCGGTGCCTGGTGTGCTCCCGCGAGCTGGACGCCGTCCTGGCGGCCCGTGACCCGTCCTACACGACCCACCCGTCGTGCGAGCCCGGGGAGGAGGTGTCCGACCGTGCCCACGCCTGAACGCTGCGGTTCCTGCGGCGGGGTGATCAACCCCCAGACCGGAGAGTGCCGCTGCTCCGACTGAACCCCTCCTCGAGCGAACGGAGATCCTCGGCCGATGCCCTGGCTCAAGAGCGGCGACAACGCCGCCACGTACCCCAAGGTCATGCAGATCGCGGGGTTCCGGGGCGTCGACCCGCAGACCGTCGTCAACGAGGTCTTCGGCTGGCTGGCCCGCTGCATGCTGCAGTGCGCGGGTCACACCACCGACTACCACCTCGACGTCGGCACCGCGTACATGCTCGGCGGTCCCCGGACCGATGCCCTGGTCGCGCTGTGCAAGCGCGCCGGCCTGCTGAGCGAGGTGAAGCTCGACGGGATCAAGGCGTACAAGCTCATCGAGGATCCCGAGTTCATGCACATGCGCCTGAAGGCGGAGATCGACGCGGAACGGCAGCGCCAGCGCGACAACAGCAACCCGGCCCTGACGGTGCCGGTCACGCTGCGCGACGGCGACAACTGCCGGTACTGCGGGGTCCTGACCCAGTGGCGCGGGAAGACCTCAGCGCGCACCCGCACCCTCGACCACCGCGAGGGCCTGGGCGAGCCCGCCACCGTCGACACGCTCGTGGTGGCGTGCATGCGCTGCAACTCCTCGCGCCAGCTCAACCCGCAGTGGGACGAGGACCACCCCCTGCGCCCCGCGCCCGCGACGCCTCTGTGGGGCGTGTGGGCCGCGGACTACCTGACCAAGCACGGCTACCCGACCGAGCCAAACGTCGACCTGGAGCAGCAGCAGCGACCGGCGCCAGCGCCTGGCGCGGACCCCGCACCCCAGCGTGTGCGACCCGCGACGGCGCCCGGCGACGACCCCGCGCAGCGCCCGGCGAAGTCGACTTCGAACTCACTTCCGAGCCCTATACGAACGAGTTCTCTCGGGTCGGGTCGGGACGGGTCGGGCCTGGGCAGTGACGGGTCTGGTGGGGCTGGGTCTGGCGCACGACCATCTCGCCGCCGCGGTCGACGTGGTGGGCGCTCTCGAACGACTGCACGAGGAGACTCCTGATGACGACCCACGCCCAGACCAAGACCGACGACCGTGCTGCCGGCCAGGTGCTGACTCAGCGGATCCAGGACCGGGTGGACGACCTCACGCGCCCCTCGACGACCCGCGAGCACCAGCCCGTGTGGAACCGCGCCAAGGGCAGGTTCGACCACCGCCCGCACGTCGTCGAGCACCCCTCGCTCGTCGAGCAGCTCGAGCGCGCCGTCGGCGGCACCACGGGCCCGTCGAACTCCGCCGGCGCCTACGAGTCGAAGCCGGCCGCGCGGATGGACGCGCTGGACGCGCTCACCTCGATGAAGGCCGAGGCAGCCCGGGTCGTGAGCTACCTCCTCCGCGAGCAGCCCCGCGCGCTGGTCCCGAACCTCCAGCTCCTCGCGGCTCGCGCGCACGACCTCGACGCCGACGACCTCCGCTACGTCGATGCCCTCGTGCTCGGCTGGTGGGGGCGGGCCCGCGTGACGACCGGGTGGGACTCCCCCGCGTGGCGGCCGCACGTGCGGTGCATGGCCTGCGACCGTCTCGACTCGCTGCGCGTGCGCACTGAGCCGCTCGTCGCGGCCTGCCTGTCGTGCGGTGCGGCGTGGGACGCTTCGAACATCGGGATCCTCGGCAACCACATCCAGATCGCCCTCGCCGACCCGATCGACCAGACCGACACGAGGGACGCCGCATCATGAGCCCCGTCCCCCTGCGCACGATCCTCGAGGAGGAACGCCGGCGCATGGCCGTGCTGTGCGAGGCCCTCGGCATCGACCCCGGCGTGGTCGTCGATGTCCGGTGGACCGCGACGGCTCCGAAGAAGGTCACGGTGACGATCCTCGACGACCCGGCCACCGGTGACCGGCACGACGAACAGCACGACCTGCCCAACCCATGGCCCAGGTGACCGGACCTGGGACGACGACACGCCGACCCCGGAACGCCGGGGACGTGCTGGCGTCAGGACCGTTCGAGCGCGTAGGATCACGGCTCGTAGGGACAGGTGTCTCCAGGCCCAGCCGATCCGGCTGGGCCTTCGTGCTTCCCGGGGGCCGCACGCACCCCGGGTTCTGCAGGTCGCCCGCGCGAGCGGTGCGAGGTCTGGCGGCCCAACTTCCGTGGGCGTCGAACCGTCGAGCGACCCGACGGCGCCAGACCTCACCTACCGATCCGTCCCCGCCGTCGCCCTGGACCGCCCGCGCAACCCAGCCGATGCGATCGGCGCCCGGGGCGTGAGACCGACGACGGCGGGAGACCAGCGTTGCCCTGCATCTCGTGCGGCGCCCCGGGCTACCGCCGCTCCTGCCCCACCTGCACCAGGGGTAGGGACCGGGCGCGGGGCACGACGACCGAGCGCGGCTACGGCGCGGAGCACCAGCGACTGCGCGCGGCGTGGCAGGAGCGCATCGACGACGGTGAGCTCGTGCTCTGCCCGCGCTGTGGGGAGCCGGTGGAGCCCGGCATGGAATGGGACCTCGGGCATTCCGATGACCGCAATTCCTATTCCGGTCCGGAGCATTCTCGGGAATGCAATCGCGCGGCGGGCGGGCGCGCCGCCCACGGCCGCTGACCTGGGCATCTACCCCCAGGGGGCGGTGCAAAAGTCCAGGTCAAAGGCCCGCCATTGACCCGCGCCCAGGCGTCTGCACACACGCTCAGAACTCCTACGAGATCACCATTCCGAGGTCACCAACTCGAAATCGGGGCCGGGGAGGGAGCCGACCGTGGGCCGACCCCCGAAGCCGCTCGAGCAGCGCGAGAAGACGGGCCGCTCGAAGGGCCGGGACTCCGGTGGCCGGCCCCTGCCCGAGGTCGTCGTCGAGCTGCCCCAGGCCTCGGGTGTCCCCGAGGTGCCGGGCACGCTGCGCACTGCCGATCGCGCCACCGAGTGCCCGTTCCTCCCCCGCGACGCCGGCGAGGACGACGAAGCGGACGGCCCGCCCGGGTGCGACATCTGCGCTCGCGAGCTCGCGGTGCTCGCCTGGACATCGCTGTGGACCAACGGCGGCTCGTGGCTGTCGCTGCAGCGCGACGGGCGGATCCTCGAGCGCCTATGCCGGGCCTACGACGAGGAGGCGCACCTGCAGCGCGCGCTCCACGAGGACGGCCCGTGGGTGGCCGGCCAGCGCGGCGGGCTGGTCGCGCACCCGGCCGTGACCATGCTCCGCGTGCTGCAGGACCGAATCACGAAGTGGGAGGGCCTCTGTGGCTTCAACCCTTCGGACGGCGGCCGCCTCGGGGTCAAGGTCGGGCGGGTCGGGGAGAAGTCGACGCTCGAGCAGCTCCTCGAGCGGCGCGCGGCGGGGCGCGGTGCCCCGACGCGTCGGGCACAGCGTCCTGCCGCCCGCAAGAGGGCTGCCAAGAGCGACTGACATCGGCGGCGGCGTCGTGCTGCCGCGCTACTCCCCGCCCCGGTTCCCCGAGGTTCTCCCCCGCGGCCCGGAGCTGTGGGACCCGGCCAAGACGCGGTGGCGCGAGTCGAACACCGACGGGCTGTTCGCGTGTGACCTGATCGAGTCCTACCTGCGGCTGACGAAGGGCCTGCTGCGCGGGCAGGTCGTCCAGCTGCGCATGTGGCAGGGCGACCTCGTGTGCGACGTGCTGCGCACCGATGCGTTCGGCCGGCGCGTCTACTGGACGTACCTCGTGCTCCTGCCGAGGAAGAACTCCAAGTCGCTCCTGGGCGCAGGCCTGGCCCTGGACGGGATGCTCGACGAGCCCGGCGCTGAGGTCTACTCGTGCGCCGCGGACAAGGACCAGGCCAAGCTCATCTTCAAGGAGGTCCGTACCTCCGTCGAGATGTCCCCGGACCTCGACGCGAAGCAGGGCGGGATCTTCAAGGTCTACCGCGACGCGATCGAGTACCCCGCGACCGGGTCGGTCTACAAGGCGCTCTCCGCGGAGGCGTTCACCAAGGAGGGTCTCAACCCCTCCCGGGTCCTGTTCGATGAGCTCCACGCCCAGCCCAACTGGGAGTTGTGGAACGTCATGAACCAGGGCTCGGACACCCGTGACCAGCCCCTCGTGGTCGCGATCTCGACCTTCGGGGTCATGACGGACACCACGGGCCAGACGTCGGTGGCCAAGGCCCAGCACGAGTACTTCGAGCAGATCGTCTCCGGGGAGACCGTCGACCCCCGCTTCGGTGGCCGCGTCTACAGCGCGAAGCTCGGCGAGCACGACGACTACCTCGACGAGCGGGTGTGGTTCGAGGCGAACCCGGCCCTCGGGGACTTCCTGCACCTGGAGAAGATGTCCGCGGTCTCGCGGAAGATGCTCCCGCCCGAGTTCAAGACCAAGCGCCTGAACATCTGGGTCACCTCCTCCAACCCGTGGCTGCCCGACGGCACCTGGGACGCGTGCCGCGACCCAGAGCGCACGATCGAGGACGGCACGCCCGTCGTGCTCGCCTTCGACGGGTCACGCTCCAACGACGCGACCGCGATCCTGGCCGTCACGATCGAGGAGCGGCCGCGGCTGCAGGTCGTGGGCCTGTGGGAGAAGCCCGACGACGGGTCGGTGTGGAAGGTCCCGCGCGGCGAGGTCAAGGACGAGATCCGTCGCGCGTGCCGGCGGTTCAAGGTCAAGGAGATCGCCTGGGACGAGTTCCTGTGGCAGGACGCCGCCGAGGAGCTGCTCGAGGAGAAGATCCCCGTCGAGTACTTCCCCCAGACGCCCGAGCGCATGCGCCCGGCGACCCAGCGCTTCTACGAGCGGGTCATCGACCGCGACCTCACCCACGACGGCGACGCGCGCCTGGCGCGCCACGTCGGCAACACCGTGCTGAAGACCACCTACCGCGGCTCGCAGATCGCCAAGGACAAGCCCGACAGCCCCCGCAAGATCGACCTCGCGGTGTGCGCGGTCATGGGCGTCCAGCGCGCCGAGTGGTGGTACTCCAACGGCGACTCAGGCCCGAACATCTGGTGAGGAGGACCGCCGTGCTCGCAGCTGCCCTCTTCGTGGCCGGGCTCGTCGCGATCGTCGTGGCGATCGCGATGCTCGCCGGGCTCTGGTGGGGAGTGCTGGCCGGCGGCGTCCTGCTCGTCGCGCTCGCCGTCCTCACGAACGCGGCGACACCCGGGAAGGCCGAGCCCGGCGGTGACGCCCGGTGAGGGCCCTGGACGCCCTGTCGGGGCTCGTGGCGCGCTCGACGTACCTGGAGAACCCGAACAACCCGCTCACGGGCGGGCGGCTGATGTCCGAGCTCGACGGCCCCGGGGACCTGTGGTCCAACGGGGCGACCGGAGACCCACTGTCGGTGGGCGCCGCGTTGCGGTGCGTGCAGATCCTCGCGGCCGGCGTCGCCGGGTGCCCGATCAAGGTGCGGGAGCGAGGCAGCCGCGAGGACGTCCGGATCCCGGCGCTGGTGGCTGAGCGCGCCGGGACGACGCCGTTCGAGATGTGGGAGACGGCCGTCTCCCACCTGGCGCTGTGGGGCAACGCGTACATCCGCAAGGTGCGAGCCCGCGACGGCCGGATCGTCGAGCTCGTTCCGATCCACCCCGCGCGGGTCAGGGTCGAGGTCGTTGACGGCGACGCGGTCGGCCTGCCCTACGTGAAGAAGTTCACCGTCGACGGCAAGCTCCCGCTCACCGAGCGGGAGATCATGCACATCCCGAACCTCTCGACCGACGGCGTGCAGGGCGTCTCCGTCGTCGGCCGGGTGCGCCGCACCTTCGGCCTGGCTTCCCACGCCGAGCGGCTCGCGGACCAGATGTACGAGAAGGGCATGCTCCAGTCGGGGTTCCTCTCGACCGACGCCGACCTCGACGAGGACAAGGCCACGATCCTCAAGGACCGGTGGCGCGCGAAGCTCGCCGGCATCGATAACGCCTACGAGGTCGCGGTCCTGGACAAGGGCACCAAGTTCCACCAGCTGTCGATGTCCCCGGCCGATGCCCAGTTCCTCGAGACCCGCAAGTTCCAGACCACCGAGATCGCCCGCCTGTTCGGCGTCCCGGGCTGGATCATCAACGACCAGGAGAAGTCGACCTCCTGGGGCTCGGGCATGGAGCAGCAGTTCATCGCCTTCGTGGTGATCACGCTCAAGCCCTACTTCCACCGCATCGAGCAGCGCATCACGCGCGAGATCTGCGACCCGACCACCGAGAAGGCCGAGTTCAAGGTCGAGGGCCTCCTGCGCGGCGACTCCAAGGCCCGGGCCGCGTTCTACGCATCGGGCATCCAGCACGGCTGGATGGTCCCCAACGAGCCGCGCGAGCTCGAGGACATGGCACCCGTCCCGTGGGGCAACGAGCCCTACCGCCCCTACAACGCGTCCGCCTCCTCCCAGACGGACAACGACGACGACACGCCTGGAGGCGACGATGACGACGACGCTGACGCGTAGCCCGGTCGAGACCGCCGGCGCGTCCCCCGTCCTCGAGCGGCGCACCCGCGCGCTCGCCGACACCGACGCGCGCCTGCTGCGCGCCGACGGCGACGAGGAGGCCCGCCGGTTCGTCGGGCACGCCGCGGTGTTCAACTCCCGCACCACCATCGGCAACCCCCTGAAGTGGGGCTGGTACGAGGAGATCGCCGAGGGCGCGTTCGACAAGACCCTCGCCGAGGGCGACGCCCGGTTCCTCGTCGACCACGACACCCGCATGCTCGTCTCGCGCGTCTCGGCCGGCGACCTGCGCCTGTCCACCGACGACATCGGCCTGGCCGTCGACGCCGACCTGGACACCGAGCTGTCCTACGTCCGCGACCTCGTCCGCAACCTCGACAAGCGCCGCATCACCGGCATGAGCTTCGGCTTCTACGTGGTGCGCGACCGCTGGGAGGAGATCGAGGTCACCGTCACCGGCGCCGACGGCAAGGACACCAGTGCCACCGCCGTGCTCCGCACGATCCTCGAGGTCCGCCTCCTGGAGGTCTCCGCCGTCACGTTCCCCGCCTACGAGGACACCGACGCCGGCCTGCGCAAGATGGCCGACGAGGTCCGCGCCGCCCGGGGCCTCCCCACCGACTCCCCCTCTCCGCAGGGGGCCCGTCCCGCGCCGGCCGACGCCACCCGGGACGACAGCACCACCAGCGACCCCGCGCCGGCCGACGCCACCCGGGTCCTCGCGAGGCAGGACGAGCGCGCCACCGCGCTCGCCGCGCGCTACAGCCTCACCTCCCGGGGCTGAGCCGCACTACCAGCACGGCCCTCGCGGCCGACCCCTACACATCACTGAGGAGTGATCGTGAACGCACGCCTGCGCAAGCTCCTGGAGGAGCGCGCCACCGCCTGGGCCCAGGTCCAGGACATCCAGGCCCGCCGGGCCAAGGACGGGTACGAGCCGACCCAGGAGGACGGCGAGACCTACACCCGCGCGCTCGACGACGTCGAGCGCCTCAGCCGGGAGATCGAGGACGAGGAGCGCGCCGAGCGTCTCCGCGGCCAGATGGACGCGATCGCCCCCGGGCAGCGCGACACCAACCCGCGCACCGGCGAGGAGAGGCCCGACGTGGCGGACGCCTACCGGGCAGCCTTCGACAAGCTCCTGCGCCGCGGACTGGGTCGCCTCTCCGCCGACGAGCAGGAGCTGCTCGAGCGCGGCTTCGTCGCCTCCGAGGAGATCCGCGCGCTCGCGGCCGGCACGGACACCGCCGGCGGGTACACGGTGCCCGAGGAGTTCCTGCGTCGGATGGTCGAGGCCCAGAAGGCCTTCGGCGGCATCGCGCAGCACGCCGAGGACATCGAGACCGCCACGGGTGCCGACCTGCGATGGCCGACGAGCGACGACACCGGCAACGTCGGTGCGATCCTCGCGGAGAACACCCAGGTCACCGAGCAGGACCTGACGTTCGGCAACGGCACCCTCGGGGCGTACACGTACACCTCGAAGATGGTCCGCGCCTCGCTGCAGCTGCTGCAGGACTCGGCGTTCGACATCGGTGGCTGGCTCGCCGGCAAGCTCGGTGAGCGCATCGCCCGTGCCGCGGCCGCGCACTTCGCCACGGGCACCGGCACCGGGCAGCCCCAGGGTCTGGTGACCGGTCTCACGCTCGGCGGCCAGACGGCCGCCGTGGGCGCGATCGCCTACGACGACCTGGTCGACCTCGAGCACGCGATCGACCCGGCGTACCGCAACGGCAACCAGCGCTACATCCTGCACGACACGGCGCTGCGCGACGTCCGCAAGCTGAAGGACGGCAACGACCGGCCGCTGTGGGTGCCGGCGATCGCGGGCGGCCCGCCCTCGACGATCAACGGGCACCCGTACACCGTCGACAACGGGCTCGCCGCCGTCGCGGCCGGCGCGGAGCCGATCGTCTTCGGCGACATCCGCCAGGCGTACATCGTCCGCCGCGTGCGCGGCGCCCAGACGATGCGCCTGACCGAGCGCTACGCCGACTTCCTGCAGGTCGGGTTCCTCGGCTTCCAGCGCTTGGACGGCAAGGTCCAGAACACGGCCGCGGCCGCTGCGCTCACGGTCCGCGCGGCCTGAGCCGCCGTACCCAACCGGAGGTGGGCGCCTCCCCGAGGACGCCCACCTCCGGTGACCGCACGACCCTCGCTCCCCGCATCCAGAAGGAGGCCGTCATGGCCAGCACGAAGCCCAAGCACGAGCCCGACAAGGGCGCGGCCGAGCTGCCGGCGTCGGCCAAGGTCGACGTCGTCGCGGTCCCCTCGCTCAAGGCCGACGGCACCCCGGACCAGACCCCCGGGTTCGTCACGACCGCGGAGGACCTCGACCACGCCCAGTCGCGGCAGAAGTCCACGCAGGACAGCGCCGAGGAGACCGAGCAGGCCGTCAAGGCCGTGGTCCGCGGGGACGAGTGACCCGTGGCCGCTGACCGCCCCGTGGGGCGCCCCCAGGACGACCAGGAGGCCACGCGCGCCCGCGCCCGTGCGACCGCCCCGGAGCGGCCTGAGAGCGCCCCACGGGAGGTCGCGGCGACCGTGACCCGGCCCGAGGACGTCCGCCGCGCGAAGGGTCCCGAGACGCGATGAGCGAGCCGCCTCCCGCCGACGAGCGGTTCGTGACCCAGGCGGAGCTCGCGACGTTCCTGAAGATGACGCCCACGCACGAGGAAGCGACCAGCGCGCTCCTGAGCGAGGTCCTGGACGCCGCGCTCGAGCAGGTCGAGCTCCGTGTCGGACCGCTCGTCTCGGCGTCGCAGACCTACGTGGTCTACCCGAACGGGCGCAACCTCGTCCTGCCGGCGACCCACCTGGTCTCCGTCGGGACCGTGACCGACCCTCACGGCAACGTCGTCGACGCCGACCTGATCGACACGAACCTCCTCTCGGGGATCGTCACCGTGCCCTCGACGGTCGCCGGCAAGTGGACCGTGCAGGCCACCACCCGCGAGCACGGCGCATCGCTGAAGCAGGCCGTGAAGATCATCGCCGCACACCTGTGGGAGTCCCAGCGCGGCCGCGCCGGCGGCGGCGCCCGGGCGGGCGCGTACACCGCGGCCGCCGACGCCGACCCGACACCGAAGATGGGCTTCGCCCTCCCTCGACGCGCGCTCGAGCTCATCAAGCCCTTCACCGTGCCTGGGCCGCACTGATGGCCAGCGCCGGACCGACGCGGATCCACGCCGTCGTCGACAAGCTCATCGACATCTCCGGCGAAGCGACGGGCCTGCAGGTCCTCGACGGCCCACACGTTGGCGAGGTCATGCTCGAGGCGCTGTGCGTCGGGTTCACCGACGGCCCCGACCGCCCCGGGTACACCGTCGACGTCTCCCGCCAGCAGGGCATGGGTCGCCCACGCCTGCAGGAGGACTTCACCGTCCGCGTGCTCATGACGATCACCTCGGGCGACACCGACATGGCCACCCTGCGCTCGCGGGCCGCGGTGCTGATCGGCCAGCTCGACACCGCGCTGCGCGACGACGTCGTGGTCGACGGCGCATGGGACCGCGCGGTCGTGGGCGGGGCGATGGACTGGATCCCGATCCAGCACGAGCAGGGCGCGACGTGCAACGTGATCTTCACCGTCGAGGGCTCGAGCCTGCTGTGACGGTCTCGACGCACTACGTCGACGAGGGCGGCGCCCCCGGGCTGCGCCTGGTCGCCGCAGATCTCGCGCGCCTGCCCAAGGAGGTCCACACCAGGCTGCGCCCGAGGTTGCGGCGCGCGGGCGAGACGACGCTGCGCCGTGCGCAGGCGAACGCGGCGTGGTCCTCGCGGATCCCGGGCGCCCTGTCGCTGCGGGTCTCGTTCTCCAAGCGTGCGCCCGGCGTGACGATCGTCGCCTCGACGGCGGCCGCGCCGCACGCGCGCGCGTTCGAGGGCATCCTGCGCGACTCGTTCCGCCACCCCGTCTTCGGGATCCGGGACGCGGCGTGGGTGGAGCAGTCCGCTCGCCCGTACCTGCGTCCGGCCGCTCAGGCCACCGGCGGGATGGTCGTCTCGGAGTCCGTCGCGGCCGTCGACGAGGCCCTGACGGCCATCGGCATGACCCGCTGAACCAGCCCCCCCAACCGCACGCCCCCTACCCCGCGAGGGAGATCTCGTCATGCCCAAGAACCTGCGCCACCCCAAGACCCGGGCGCTGTGGACGGTGCCGAACCAGGTCGCCGACCACTGGATCCGCGCGGGGTGGGAGCTCGTCGACGACGACGCCACCGACCCTGGCCCGCTGACGCTCGTGCTGGCGCGCACGAAGGCCGAGGCGACCGCGTACATGAAGGACGCCGGCCTGGACAGCTCCCAGGCCCGCTACGTGGGCGACCCGAAGGAAGTGGAGGGCCTGACCGCCGACGGCGTGCACCTGGCCGTACTGCCGTCGTTCGCCAAGCACCGCAAGCACGACGAGCTCGTCGCCGCGCTCACGGCGACCGGCGTGCGGCTGCCCGCCCCCCAGGACACCCCGACCGCCCTGGGCGGGGACGAGGACGAACCGCCCGCGGACTCGTCCACCACCGACACCCACGAGGAGTGAGTCATGAGCACGCCCCTGCCCACCTCGAACCGGTTCTTCGCCCCCGAGATCTCGGTCGTCACGTTCGTCCCGACGATCGCCTCGGCGGCCCTGGCGTACACCCGCATCGAGCTCGACGCCGGCACGAACCTCACCCAGGAGATCGCGGACCTGTCCGGGTGGCAGCTCACCGGTGGTGAGATCCCGACCCCGGACCTCGGGTCGCGGTTCACCTCGAGCATCCCGGGCCGCCAGACCGCCGACGCGTCCTCGCTGACGTTCTACGCCGACCTCGCCGGCGACGACGTCCGCACGGTCCTGACCCAGGGCCTGAACGGGTTCATGATCTTCATGGACGGCGGGGACGTGCCCACCCAGCCCTCGGACGTCTTCCCGTGCCGGGTCAACACGGTCGGGAAGGTCCGGTCGGTCGGTGACGCCGCGCACCAGCTGACGATCGGGTTCACGATCACCCGCAAGCCCGCGGCCGACGTCCCGATCCCGGCGGCGGCGTGAGCCTGCGCGAGCGGCTCGAGGGCAAGGCCCGCCGGCGCCTCTCGGTCCGCGTCCAGGTCACCGACCCGGCCGCGGACCGGGAGGCCGTCTCGGCGGCCCAGACCCTGCTCCTGGCCGCCCAGGCGGCCCCGGAGGCCCACGACGTCCCGGCGGCGCAGGACGCCTACGACGCCGCCGTGGCGGCGTTCCTGGGCAACTTCGAGGACGTCCCGTTCGAGGCCCTGGACCCCAAGGACTTCGAGGCCCTGGTCGACGCGCACTCGCGCGCTGACGACATCGACCGCGACGGGCTGCTCGCCGCGCTCGCCGCGGCGTGCGTGGTCGACGAGGACCTGCGCGACGAGGCGTGGTGGCGGGCCCAGCTCGCGCGCCCGGAGTGGACGACCGGGGAGAAGGACGACCTGTACCACCGCCTGTTCACGGAGCTGCACTACTCGGTGCCGTCGGGGGCAATCCCAAAAGGTTGAGCCGCGAGCCGCTGTACGCCGCGCGGATGGCGTACTGCGGGCCCCGCGGCATCCCCCTGTCGGTGTTCCTGGGGTGGGCGCAGGCCGACCAGGACGCGGCCCTGGCGTGGGTGGGGTACGAGGCGCGGCGCTGCTCGAGCTGCGGGTACCACCCCGACGAGGGCCCACGGCACGCGCACATCGACGTGTGCCCGGGCTGCGTGAGCCGCGAGGCGGCCGCACAGGACGAGGACGCGAAGGTGCGCGGCGCCCACGTCCACATGGCTTCCGGCACCACGGGTGAGTGCGACCGGTGCGTGACCACTGCTGCTGCGAACGCAGGGAGGTGAGCCGTGTCGGACCGGTCCCGTGATGTGCGCGTGCGGATCCTCTCGGAGTACTACGACGAGGGTTCCAAGGCCGCGGAGCGGGCCCAGCGGCGTCTGGCGAACCTTCAGGCTGCGGCCGCGCGGGAGGACATCGCCCGCGAGGCGCAGCGCACCGCGGCGGTGGTCAAGGCCAACCGTGAGCAGGCCGTCGCGATGGAGTCGACCGGTCGCAGCATCCTGAAGATCTCGGCCGCGGTAGCGATCGGCCTGGGCCTGGCCACGAAGTCCGCGATCGACTGGGAGGCCGCCTGGGCGGGCGTGCGCAAGACGGTCGACGGCTCCCCCGAGGAGATGGCCCAGCTCGAGACTGAGCTGCGCGGTCTGGCCAAGACCCTGCCCGCGACCCATGAGGAGATCGCCGGCGTCGCGGAGGCGGCCGGCCAGCTCGGTGTGAAGCGCAAGGACGTCGCCGACTTCACCCGAACGATGATCAACATGGGTGAGACGACGAATCTCACCGCGGACGAGGCTGCGACGTCGATCGCGCAGTTCTCGAACATCATGGGCATCGGCGCGGACCAGGCCGACCGGCTCGGGTCCTCGATCGTCCAGCTCGGCAACAACGGCGCCTCGACCGAGCGCGACATCCTCGCGATGGGTCTGCGCATCGCTGGCGCGGGCCGCACCGTCGGGCTGACCGCGGACCAGGTCCTGGCGATGGCGTCCGCGCTGTCGTCGGTCGGGATCGAGGCCGAGGCCGGCGGCACCGCGATCTCCCAGGTGATGCTCAAGGTCGACAAGGACGTCGCCGCGGGCGCCGACACCGTCGCCGAGTACGCGCGCGTCGCCGGCGTTTCCGCCGATGAGTTCTCCCGCAAGTGGGGGCAGGACGCCGCCGGCGCGCTCACCCTGTTCCTGCAGGGCCTGGCGCGCATGCAGTCCCAGGGTGGGAACACCACCGAGGCCCTCGAGGGCATGGGCTTCACGGGGATCCGCGTCACCGACACCTTGCGCCGCGCCTCCCTCGCCTCGGACCAGGTCACCAGCGCGCTGCAGCACTCCTCCGAGGCGTGGGCCGAGAACAACGCGCTCGCCGCCGAGGCCGCCAAGCGCTACGAGACCACCGAGGCACGCCTGCAGATCGCCCGGAACCAGATCAACGACGCCGCGATCGACATCGGCGCGAACTTCCTGCCCGTCGTCGCGAACGCGACCTCCGCGGTCGGGACGATGGCCGAGGGCTTCTCCACCCTCACCCCCGCTCAGCAGTCCTGGGTCGCGAACCTGGGCGCCGCGGCCGCGGGCCTCGGCACCGTCGTCGGTGGCGCGGCGATCGTCATCCCGAAGCTCAAGGAGCTCTCCGAGACGGTCACCGCCCTGCAGGGCGGCTCCTCACGCCTGGGCCGTGCGCTCGGCGGCACGGCCTCGGTCCTCGCCGGACCGTGGGGTCTGGCGCTCGCGGGTGCGACGGTCGCGCTGGGTGCGTGGATGCACTCCCAGGGCGAGGCGAAGCAGCGGGTCGACGAGCTGCGTGCCTCTCTGGACGAGGCGACCGGTGCGGTCACGGGCATGACCCGCGAGGTCGTCGCTCAGCGGCTGGTGGAGAAGCCTGGGTTCTGGGACACGAACAAGCTCTCCGGTGCTGAGGCGGCGAAGCGGCTCGGGATCGAGCTGTCGGTCGTGACGGACGCGATCGCCGGGACCGCGGAGGAGGCCGCGGCGGCGAACGAGATCCTCGACGGGTTCCTGAGCCCGGGGGCGTCGCGGCGCGCGGAGGGCATGGGCCTGTCCATGCAGGAGTGGGTGGGCGCGACGAACGCCCTTCGTCGTGAGCTGACCGGCGGTTCGGAGGACCTCGCGACGGCCCGCCAGGAGGCGGAGTACATGCGGGAGGCCGTCGGCGAGACCGCGGCCGCGACCGACGGTGCGGCGGGCTCCCAGAGCGCGTACAACACCGAGCTCGCCGAGGGTGAGGGCATCGTCGAGCAGGCCGCCGCGGCGGTCGACGACCTGACCCGGGCGCTCGACGAGCTCAACGGGCCCGCGCTCACCGCACGCGAGGCGGAGCGGCGCATGCAGGAGGCGATCGACGCCGTCACGGCCTCGATCGAGAACAACGGCACGACCCTCGACATCAACACCGAGAAGGGCCGCGCGAACAACGAGGTCCTCGACGGGCTCGCCCGCGCTGGGATGGCGCACGCGCAGGCCGTGCTCGAGCAGACCGGCGACGTCGAGGCCTTCACCGCCACGATGGACGCCTCACGGCAGGAGCTCGCGAACGCCGCGATCCAGTTCGGGATGACCTCCGACGAGGCGTGGGCGTTCGTCGAGTCCGTGCTCGCCGTCCCCGACGAAGCGACCGTGCAGGCCACGTTCGAGAAGACCCAGGCCGAGTCGAACATGCAGGCCTTCGTCGACCACTGGTCCGGGTACGGCATCCCGATGTCGGTCAACCTGAACGCCGACGCCGCCCTGTCGCGGATCCAGACGATCCAGCGTCGCCTCGGTGTGAGCGTGATGCAGGCCGACGGCGGTGTCGTCGAGTACTACGCCGCCGGCGGGATCCGCGAGCACCACGTCGCCCAGATCGCTCCCGCCGGCGCGCGCCGCGTATGGGCCGAGCCTGAGACCGACGGTGAGGGCTACATCCCCTTCGCGATGTCGAAGCGCGCCAGGTCCGAGGCGGTCCTGGGGGAGATCGCCCGCCGGTTCGGCGGCGCCTACATCACCCGCGCCGACCAGATCGCCCCGCACATCTCGGTCACCGCGCCCACCGGCGGCACGTCGGCCGACCAGCTCGCGGCCGCCCTCGACGGGGTCGCGTTCACCCTCGTCACCGAGGCGGGCCCGATCCGCGCGATCGCGCGCGCCGAGGTCACCTCCGCACAGGCCTCCCGCCGCCACGCCATGACCCAGGGGGTGCGCTGATGCCCGGCGTCCTCGTCGACATCCCCGTGGCCACCGTCAGCCTCGTCGGCGCGAACGCACCCCAGGTCGTCCAGCTCGCGGTCTCCGGCCTGACGGCCGGCCAGCAGGTCACCGTCACCGGCGCCGCCGTCGGCCACACCTGGCCCGTCCGCGGCGGCACCGTGACCGCAACGACCGGCCAGGTCCTGCTCACCGACGTCCTCGCACCGCTGAACGTCCCCATCACGTACACCGTCCGCGTCGACGACCTCACTCTCGTCACCGACCCCATCACCGTCCCGCACGACGCCCAGTACGTCCTGCAGTCCCTCGACGGCCGCACCGTCATCCCCTTCGCCTGGCACGACAACGACGACCCCCGCGAGACCCACCTGCGCTCGCAGTCGTTCTCGGTGCCTGGGCGCTCGACGCCGGTGGTGCGGTGGGACACCTCGGGTGGTGAGTCGGGTGAGCTGGTGGTGCGCACGACTCCCTCGGGAACGGCGCTGCTCGTCGAGCACCTGCGTGACGTGTCGCCGCTGCTGGTGGTGCGCACGGACGGGACGCTGCTCGACCTGCCGCCGGCCGAGCACATCCTGGTGCACGGCGCGGTGCGGCGCCTGATCGGGTTCGACGGGCTGCGGATCTGGTCGCTGCGCTTCGACGTCGTCGACGACCCCGAGCCGTCGGTGGTGGTCGCGGTCTCCACGGTCGCGGACTTCAACGCGGTCTACGCCGCCTCGACGATCGCGGACTTCAACGCGGAGTGGGCGGGCTCGAGCGTGGCGGAGTTCAACCGGACGGACTGGACGACGCGCTGATGCGTGAGGGCCCGAGCTCGGAGGTCCTGTCGGGGGCGGCGGGGTGGCGTCCGGTGCTGACGTCGCGCCTGGATGGTCGGGTCCTGGCCTCGCGGATCCCGATCACGTCGGGGCGCCTGGTGACGATCGCGGACGCGGAGGTCCCCGAGCGGTTGACGTTCACGGTGCCGGAGTGGGACCACGGCACGTCGTGGGTGCCGGAGTCGCCCACGCACCCCTTGGCGCGGTACGGGCAGATCATCGAGGCGCAGATCCAGGTGACGGCCCCGACGTCGCGGATCGTGACCGACACGCGCCTGGGCCTGTTCCGGGTGCACGACTGGGACTTCGACGACGAGGGCCAGGTGCAGGTCGTGTGCCTGGGCCAGTTGCAGCGCGTCAAGGAGGCCAAGTTCCGCTCCCCCGAGGTCCCGCGTGCCGGGGGCACGTTCTTCTCCGAGTTCCGCCGCCTGATGGTCCCGGGCATCCCCGTGGTGATCCACCCGGACCTGGTCGACCGTCCGATCCCGAAGAGCTTCGTGTGGGAGACCGAGCGTCTCGCGGCGCTGTACGAGATCGCGGCGGCGCTGCCCGCGCGCATCCGCACGGACCAGTGGGGGCAGGTCAACCTCCTCCCACCCCTGCCGGATGTGCCGGCGCCAGTGATGACCCTGACCGACGGCGAGGGCGGAACCCTCATCCGGACGCCACGCTCGGACACCCGCGACCAGGCGTACAACGTCGTCGTCGGTCAGTCCTCGGCGACGGACTCCCCCGCCCGGGAGTCGGTGCGGGCGGTGGCTGAGCAGCTGACCGGCCCGATGGCGGCCACGACCGACGGCACCGGGTACGGCGAGGTCGTGCGCTACGTGTCCTCACCGCTGACCACGACTCCGGGCCAGGTCGCGGCGATGGCGCACACGACCCTGCGGAGCGAGCTGCGCAAGGCCCAGGTCCGCACCGTCTACGCGGCCGCGGATCCGCGCGTCGAGCTCGACGACGCCCTCGCGCTGCGCCGCGGCCGCCGCCGCGCACGCCGCACCGAGTGGGGCTGGGTCGTCGGCACTGACCTGCCCCTGACCGTGGCCGACGGCGCGATGCGCCTGGACGTGGGGGTGAGCGCATGAGCGCCCTGGACGACTGGCGGGAGGTCGCCGCCGGGCCCAAGGGCATCCCCCCGGGCGGCTCCGGCCTGCCCTGGGTGGTCGCACGCCTGATCTCGATCGACGACGACGCGAACCGCGCGATCGTGTCCATCAACGGGTCCCAGCCCGTCGGGCTCCCGTTCCACCCGAACGCCTACGAGGGCATCACGACCGTCTACGTCCAGCTCGACCCGCTGCGCACCGGCGCCGGGCAGGTCGTCACCGGCCCCTGCTACGAGGTCGAGCTGCCCGACGAGATCGCGCCCGTCCCCCCACCCCCGCCCACGACGGTCAAGGTCGGGCCGGTCACGATCCTGCCGACCTGGTCCGGGACGTGGCGCTCCAGCCGAGGCGCGTGGGACCGGTGGAACGCGGGCCGCTACGGCGGCCGCTCCGACCTCTACCAGGGCGACGCCTACGGCTCAGGCCCCCTGAAGGGCCTCGCGACCTACGGGAACCAGATCGTCGGCCTGGGAGCAGAAGCCATCCTGTCCATGACCCTGTCCTCGGTCCGCTCCAACGGCTCCGGGACACCCGCGTTCCAGGGCTCCCCGCACGGCTCACGCCCCGCCGGCTCACCCGCCTCCTCCGGAGGCATCGCCACCGGCCTCGTCGCCGTGGACCTGGTCGCATCCGGCATCGCCGAGGACCTGCGCACCGGCGCCGCGAAGGGCATCTGCACCGTCGGATCCGGCTACGGCGCCGTCCGCGGCACGTCCCACCCCACCGGCATGGCCATCACCCTCACCTACACCCGGGCCGGCTGATGCCCGCCTGGTCGATCTGCCCACGCTGCTCCGCGCTCGCGGTCGACGCGGCCGCGCACGAGGTGTGGCACGTCGAGCTCGCTGCAAGCACCGAACCCGAGGAGACCCCTGATGCCGACTGACGTCCGCGGCCACGAGGTCCCCGACCTCGACTCCGTGCCGGACCTCTACGAGATCCCCCAGCGCCTGTCGTTGTCGGTGCGGGACCCGATCCCGGTCGCGAACGCCACCGAGCGAGCCCAGGTGATCGCCGACCTCGCGGCGCTCCCGGTCCCGATCGTCCCGTCGTCGTCGGAGCCGGTGTACGTGCACCGCGCCGACGCCGGCCCGGGTCTGGCCCTGGAGTACACCGAGGACGGCACCGACTGGCACACCGTGCCCGCGACGCCGTCGGTCGTGAAGCGCGAGGCCGTCGGCGTCAAGACGGTGTCGGTCTCCGGGTCGGCGGGAGGGACCGCCGCGGTGACGTTCCCGGCGGGGAGGTTCACCTCCGCCCCGCTCGTCATCCCCGCGAAGCAGACCGGCGCGCTCGCGCAGTTCATCCCCTACGTCACGGGCGTCACCACGGCGGGCTGCACGATCGGCGTCTACGCCGGCGACGGGGCTCCGGCGACCGGGTCAGTCTCGGTCGCCTGGCACGCCATTCAGGAGGACTGATCCCGTGGCGGTCTTCTCCTTCCGTCCCCAGCTGGCCCTGGACGTCAACGGGAACCTGTCGCCCGGCGGCGTGGGGCAGGTGTACGCCCTCGACGACACGACCTACACCAGCCCCCTGCCGGCTACGGACGAGACCGGCGCGCCCCTCGCCGCGGTGGCGGTGACCTCCGGCCGGTCCCAGCTGTTCCGCGTCGAGGGCCACGGGGCCGTCATGTGGAAGTCGGGTTCCCTGCCCGCCGTCGAGCTCATCTCCGCCGACGGGTTTCTGGCTGTCGCCCAGGCGTCTCAGCTGGCGGCGGAGAACGCCGCGGCCGCCGCGCAGGATCTCGCCGACCTCGCGACCGGGACCTACGACAGCCAGCTCGCGGGCATCCTCGCGACCCCGGGAGGTGCGGCCCGTGCCGAGGTCGCCGCGATCGCCTCCGCAGCAGGGGGCGGCGGCTTCGTCTCCGCCGCGGACAACGGCGTGGTGGGCGACGGCGTCACCGACGACACCGCAGCGCTGAGCGCGCTGTTCGCGAGCGGGGCCAGCCTTGGTCTGCACGTTCTGGTCCCGATGGGCTTCACGTGCCGGATCACGAGCCACCTCACCGTTCCGTCGGGGTCGACGATCACGGTCGCCGGGACGCTCGACCTCTCCGAGGTGCCCGTCTCCGGGGAGGGGGCGGTCCGGGTCACAGGCTCTGAGGACGCACCGGCGTCGCTGACGAGCAACGCTGCGGCCGGAGCCACGACGCTCGCGGTCGGCACGGGGCACGGCATCGAGCCCGGTGACCTGGTGCGCGTCGCGTCGGACGAGCTCTTCGACTCGCACAACACGGACATCAAGCTGGGCGAGCTGGCCGAGGTCGTGCAGACCACGACGAGCAGCATCACCCTCGCTGCGCCGCTGTGCTCCACCTACACCACGGCCACGAACGCGCGCGTGTCGAAGATCAGCCCGGCGCGCCACGTCAGGATCTACGGGCCGGGCAAGCTGGTCGGCCGCTGGAACGACACCGCCGGCGAGTCGGGCCTGGTGGTCCGCGCCGCCGTCGACGTCCTGATCGACGGCCTGACCAGCGAAGGCTTCGACACCCGGCACGTCGCGCTGATCGACTGCGTCAACGCGCGGGTGCGGGACTGCCGCATCACCTGGGCTGGTCGCGCGGGGTACGGGTACGGGATAACGACGGTCAACGCATCGCAGGACTGCGTGATCGAGCACAACCGCATCGACCGGTGCCGCCACGCGTTCTCGACGACCAACGAGGCCGCCGTGCCCGGCATCACCCGGCGCATCCTCGTCGCGCGCAACACGGTGCCGTCCACGCTCACGGCCTCCGGGGACGCCCTGGACACCCACGGCGCGGCCGAGGACATCTGGTTCGACTTCAACACGGTCCTGTCGGCCGCCGGTCAGGGCATCAACCACGAGTGCCGGTCGGGGCGCATCGTGGGGAACCTGGTCATGCGGACCGCGAACCACGGGATCGCCGTGCACAACGAGTCCGACGCCCAGGGCGAGATGCGCGTCGAGGGCAACACCGTGCAGCACGCGGCCGGTGTCGGCATCTACATCTTCCCGGCCGCCCGGGGTGCGACGTCGTTCTACGAGCAGCTGACCGTCTCGGGCAACAAGGTGCGCGACACCTCGGGCGTCGGCCTCAGCGTCGGGCTGCAGGCGGTCAACGCGCGCGACTGGAACGTCACGGTGACCAGCAACGAGATCCTCCGCGCCGGCGATGTGGGCCTGTCGGTCCAGAACGCCGACGGGGGCAGCGTCGCGTCGAACACCGTGTGGGACTGCGTGCAGGGCATCGTTGTCGACGACTGCGTCCACGTGGCCGTAACCGGGAACTCCTCACGCACCGGGGCGACATCGTCCGCAACCTACGTCGGCATCGACGTGAAGGGCGCCTCGCAGTGGGTCACCGTCGCCGCGAACACGGTCCGGGCACTGTCCGCCTCGCAGATCGGCATCCGGTTCGCCGACACCGCCTCGATCTGCTGGGTCGGCCCGAACGCGGTCCGCTCCCCCACGCCGCTCGTCGAGGGCGCGAACGCCTCCTCGATCTACGTCACGACCGCGGCCTAGCTCGAGCACGACCACGAGGAGACCAGCCATGCCCGGAACCGCCGACTGGCCGCGCCTCCAGCGCCGTCTGGCCCGCACGCTACGTGCCGTGATCTACGGCTTCGCCGCGCTCGCGGCGGCCGGGGTGTTGGTGTGGCAGCCGCCGCCGATCGTCGCGGCGATCGGCCCCGGCGGGCTCTACGCCCTCGGCGTCGTGGGCGCCCTCGCTGGCGCAGCTGCGCTGGTCGCGTCGCTCACGCATCGGTGGCGGGCCGAGTGGGTCGCGACGTGGTTCGTCGCGGCCGCGTTCGCGGCCTACACGACGATCGACTGGGCGATGGTCCTTGTCGGGCACTACGGGCGGATCCCCGGCTCGGCCGTGCTGACGGCCCTCACGGCGGCGATCGCGGCCCGCGGCGTGGACCTGTGGGTCTTCCATCTGGAGACCTCCCACGCGCGCCGCGCTCGCGTCCGTCGGTGGCGCACGGTCGCGGGTCTGGTGGCATGAGCCCAGCCGAGACCGCCGGGCTGGTCGTCCTGCTGATCACCGCCCTCCTCGGGGGCGGGGGCCTCAAGGCACTCATCGACTCGATCCGCTCCCGTCGGCAGGAGATCGCCGCCGACGAGCGGGAGGCGAGACGCGAGCTCGCCGAGGACCGCCGCGACACGATCGCGGACCGCGAGGGCCTGATCGACCGGCTCGAGCGGCGCCTGCAGAACGTCGAGGCGCGCCTCGAGGCGGCCGAGAACGGGAACGTCGCCAAGGCGCTGGTGATCCGCGCGCAGGGCGACCACATCGACGTTCTCGAGCACCACATCTGGCAGGGCTTCGGCCCGCCCCCACCCCGACGCCCGGAGGGAGTCTGACCGTGGCGCTCAACGGCCTGCTGCCCGCCGCGCTGCTCTCCCCGGCCGTCCCCGGCCCAGCGGGTGCGCGGCTGGAGATCTCCGCAGCACTGTCCTGGGCGCGGCTGTGCGCCGACGTGGAGCGCCGCTACGGCTGGACCCCGCAGATCACCTCCGCCGGTGATGCCTACCGCTCCTACGAGATCCAGGAGCGGATCTTCCGGCAGCGGTACACCACGGCCGGCCCGACCGCCGTGGACTGGGTCGGCAAGTCGTGGCGGGGTGCTCGGTGGTACCGGCTGCCGATCTGGGCCGCGGCTGCCACCCCCGGCACCTCGAACCACGGTCGCGGCGTCGCCGTCGACATCACCGGGCTGGGTGGCTTCGCCGGCACCCGGTACCGCCAACTCGCGGCCGTCGCGGCCGAGCACGGCTGGGACAACAACGAGGGCCGGGCGATCGCCGAGGCCTGGCACTGGGTCTACAAGGCGCGCAACGACACCCACCGCGGCGGCGGCCTGCCCGCCCCACTCACCCCGGAGGACGACACCATGAGCAAGGAAGACGTCGACGAGCTGAAGGCTGAGCTCGAGGACCTGAAGCAGTGGCTCGCCGAGGTGTTCCGCGTCGGCAACTCCGTCCCGAACCTCTCGGCCGCGATCATGGGGTCGCACGCCTACCAGCAGGTCCGCGACCCCAACACCGGAAAGGTCATCGCGGTCACCACCGCGATCTCCGCGCTCCTCGGCATGGTCGGCCGCCTCCCCGGTCTCACCGCCGAGCAGATCGAGGCTGCGATCCACGAGGCCACACCGGCTGCCGGCGTGAGCGCTGACGACCTCGCCGACGAGCTCGCACGCCGCCTCACGGACTGACCCGTGCACGTCCACCACCAGCCCTCGGACATCCGCGGGCTGCACCTCATCGCGCACGCCACAGCGCTCGCGGTGTCCATCTGCCTCGCCGGCCTGGCGGGGTTCCTTCGCTCGATCGGAGTCCTGTGATGTCCGAGCTGCTCTCCGCCGCGTGGTGGTCCCTGGCGGGCCAGCGCGCGGCCCGGTCCTTCCTCGTGGGCCTGCTGCCCTTCCTGCCGGCGATCGTCGCCGGCGACACCACGGCGCTGCTTGCCGGCCTGTCCGCCGGCGCGCTCCTCGCCGTCCTGTCGATCGCGACGTCGTGGGTGAACCTGCCCGAGGTCGACGGCACACCCCGCCCGTGGTGGGCGGCCGCACTCGACCGCGTGGTCCGCACGTTCGCTCAAGCCTTCCTCGCGAACATCCCCGCGGCCGCGGTCCTGCTCTCCGACGTCGACTGGCAGGTCGTGCTCACGAACGCGGCCGCGTCCGCCGCGGGCTCCCTCGTGCTCGCGCTCATCTCGGTCCTGCCCGAGTCCGTGCCCGCCGCCATCCCGGAGAGCGTGGTGGTCGAGACCGTCGACGCCGAGGGTCGGGTCGTCGCCGGCCCGGCGTCCCCGTTCGAGACCGGCACGGTGATGCGCGACCACGTCTGACACCCCGCGCAGGGCGCGCCCGCGCCGGTAGCCTGACCTCACTCCCCGGCCATCCCCCTGCACCAGGGAGCACGACGCCCCCACCCAGCCTCCGGGCTGGGTGGGGGCGCTTCGTTGCGTGTCAGGGGGCGGACATAGCGTGCGGACCACAGGGCGACCACGTGGTCCCCTGTGGTTCATCCGAGCAGCGGTGACCACACCGCCCAGATCCATGCGAGGATCGGGCTCATCGACGAAATGGGAGGGGATGATCATGGGTGCACCGACGGTTGACGTCGTGACCCCCGAGATCGTCGAGATGAACACCGCCGAGGGTCGCGAGATGCTCAGCGGCCAGGTCCAGGACCACCTCGGTCTCGGACTGGACGAGTTCCTCGAGCGGCTCGACCGCGGCGAGTACGACGACACCGAGGACGACGCGGTGCTTCGTCTGGTGATGCTGGCGCCCTTCGCGCGCTGACCGATGCCCGGCAGAACGCCTCCGGAGGCCTTCGAGGCCTTCATCGAGCCGATCCGCCGGGCTCTGTCATGCCTGGGGCCAGCGAAGATCACGCTGAGCCAACACGGCCGCCAGGTCGGCGACACGAGGGCTTGGACCCTGAACAACGGCCTCGGCCTCGCGATGCGCGGTGGCTGGCACCTCGACGCGACGATGCACTACGAGATCATCCCGACGCAGGACACGAGCGCCTGGCGGGTCACCACGCGGGCCTACCGGTACCGAGTCGCCTGCGCGGACGCTGAGCTCGTCCGCATGCACTGGCACCCCAGCGGGAACAGCCCCCACACGCTGCCCCACCTACACATCCCGGCACTCGCCGCCGCCACACATCACCTGCCTGTCACGCGCCTGACGTTCGAAGACGCCATCGAGTGGGCGATCAGCCTCGGCGCGCCACCGGCGCGCGAGGACTGGCGGGACGTGCTCGGCGAGACGCGGGCGCTGCACATCGAGCATCGCTCGTGGCACGTCTCCCCGCGCGAGACGAGCAGGTAGGCGGCATGGACCGGTCGACGCACTCGAGCTGGCTCGTGACCTCCCCGGAGCCGCGGCCGCAGAAGATGCTCCCCGAGCCGCGGCGCGCCGTCGCACGCGCCCGCACCTACGGCGGTGACCTCGTGACCGCACAGGTCTACGCGATCGCCCGCGCCCCGGGCTTCGTGTGCGTCGAGCAGGAGATCCCGGGCCGGGCACCGTGGAACGCGTGGCTGCCCGAGCGCGCCGTCACCCCTGTGTAAGGACGCGCTCAGCCTGCGACCTCGGGGCACCACCGCGCGATCGCCGCGGCGACGATCCCCTTCGCGGCGCCGTGCTCAACCCCGAGGTTCTCGATGTACGCGGCCTCCATCGACGCGACGGCTAGCGCCGGATCGCCCGAGTACCCACGCAGGTCCCTGCAGGTCGCGACGCCGAGCTCGTCGAGCTCCGTGGCGCTCGACTCCTCCCATCCCGCCGCCCCGCGGACGCCTTCGTAGAAGCGCCGCTGGTCCGGGTCATCCGGCCACTCGAGCTCCTCGGCGGCCGGCTCGCTCTTCACCGTTGGCTTCGGTGCCGGCGTCGTCGACGGTTCCGCCGAGGGCGGTGCCTGCGCAGGCTCCTCGCCCGCGGGCGAGCACCCCACCAGCAAGAGCCCCCCGACAGCACTCGCCACGACCGCGATCAGTGCTCTCCTCATGACCCACATCCTCTCGTCACCGCGCTGGACCACACCAGACGCGTTCGGGTACACCTCGGCATCACGCCGCCGCGACCTTCGAGCCCGCCGCACCGATCATCGCGGCCGCAGCGACCGCATTGCGCAGGTGCTGATCCGGCAGCTGAACGTAGATCCGAGTCGTGTCCGGGCTCGAGTGCCCCAGCAGCTCCATCACCGCGAGCAGGTCCCGCGTGCCCGCGTAGGCCACCGTCCCGAACCTGTGCCGCAGCGTGTGCGCCGTCCACCCGTCCGGCATCGCCCGCGCCATGAGCTTCGACACGTGGTTCGGCGACAGGTGCCCACCCCGCCCGTTCGGGAACAGCCAGCCGTCCGCGTTCGCGATCGCCTCGAGGAGTTCGGGCGGGCCGATGGGGACCTGGCGGTCCTTGCCGCCCTTGCCGTGGACGGTGAGGCGGTCGCCGTCGAGGTCCCACGACGAGACGCGCGAGATCTCGCCGGCGCGCAGGCCCGCGAAGACGGCGAGGGCGACCATGAGCCGCACTCGCTCGTCGCTGGCGTGCAGGCTCTGCGCGACGACGCTCTCGGGCGCCGGGCGCGGCCGCCCCCGCGGTACACGCACGGTCGGCAGGCGCACGGTGGGGTCGACGTCGACGTGGCCGTTGCGGTGCGCCCAGCGGTAGAAGCCTGCGATCGCGGTGCGCATGGACTTCTTCGCGGCCAGGCTCTGCTCGGGCCCGCCGCGGCGCGTCGCGCGGGGCGTGCGGTCAAGCGTCGCGAGGAGGAGTTCGAGGTCGCCCGTGGTGACGTCCCACGGCCCGCTGTCGAGGCGCTGGGCGGCCTGGCGCAGGTAGTGCCGGTAGAGCGTGACCGTCGCGGGTCTACGGCCGGCGGCCGTCAGCGAGGTGCAGTAGTTCGTGATCGCGGTGTTCCATCCCTGGTTTGTTGTCATGCCAGCACACGTGCCCGCGCCGCGGCGTGGGACAGTGCCGGACCGGGGGCGGGTGGTGCGGGTCAT